TTCCGGCCGAAGCCGGCTGTTGAGCCAAAACCCAGACTAGCCGAGGACTTAGACGAGGATTACGATGTCACCGGTCAATCTTCGAGCTCCAATGCCCCGCAGAGCGCCTACGGCGTCGGCACAGTCGAAATCCTGCCCGTCTCGGGGCGGGCCAGCAGCGAAGCGCGCGCTTCCGAGGCCATCGCGTCCGCGCAAATCGACAATCGCATTCCCACCAACCGCAAGCGGGGCGCCATTCTGGCCACCCTGCTCAGCACTCTGACGAAAAGGTGACCCGCGATGGGCGTCGAACTCAATGGTGCTGCCGAATCGCACGCGCGCTCGCTAATCAAGTCCGGCAAGGTAGACAAAACGTCATCCTGGTCGATGTCCGCCGACGATGAGAACGCGATCCTGGGCACCGACAACTGGACGACTTACGGGTCCTGGCACCTCGGAATCGACCGCAGCGCCGCCGACAAGACGAAAGCCCGCTACAAATATCCCTTCGGGAAGAGCGGCAAGGTCTTCCGGTCGGCGCTGACGGCGATCCGCCAGCGCGCCGGACAGCAGGACGCAACCGCCGTCTTTAACGCCGCCGGCTCGCTGCTCGAGGCGATCGACGGCAAGCAGAAAAGCAGCGAGTCGGAACTCGAATTCAAGGGCGCGCGCTTCGAATACCGCTTCGCCGAGGTCGGATCGGCCACGAAAGGCAGCTTCGAGGGCTATGCCAGCGTCTTCAATAACGAGGACGACTACGGCGACATGATGATGCCGGGCGCGTTCAAGCAGACCCTGGCCGACCATGACAAGGCCGGTACGATGCCGAAGATGCTGCTGAACCACGGCGGCATGGGCTCGTTTTTCTCATCCCCATCGCCCGAGGACATGCTGCCGATCGGCAAGTGGACCTCGATGAACGAGGACAGCCACGGCCTGCACGCGAAGGGTCGGTTAATCAACCTGGACACCGAAAAGGGCAAGACGATCTACGGCGCGATGAAAGAGAACGCGATGGACGGCCTGTCGATCGGTTTCCAGCCCAAGGAATTCGTCCGCGGAACGAAGGAGAATGAGCCGCGCCGGACCCTGAAGGCCGTGAAACTGCTCGAGGTGTCCCCGGTGACGTTCCCGGCCAACACGATGGCCACCGTTTCGTCGGTGAAATCCATCGACTTTGCGGATTTGAAGAGCGCCGAGAAGCTGCTGCGCGATGCTGCAGGCTTCTCGCGCTCCGAGGCAACCGCGTTTATCTCGCGGGTTATGTCGTTCGGGCAGAGCGATTCTGCGACCGACGGTGAAGTAAAGCAGGCTGTTGCGGCACTCCAGCGCAGGGCGATCCTGCTGCGGGGGACCTGACCGCGCGCACCAACCCCAATTGCCCCGAAAGGTACGCACAAAATGTCCGACCTATCCGAACTGACAGCCGCGATCGACGCGAGCAATCGCGCGTTCGAGGACTTCAAGAAAGTCAACGATGCCCAGATCGCCGAACTGAAAAAGAGCGGCGCCCCGTCGGCAGAGTTGCAAACCAAAATCGACACGATCACGAAGGATTTCGGCGATCAGAAAAAACTGATCGAGCAACTGGAAGCGAAGCTGAAACGCCCGCAGCTCGTGATGGAGCGCGGTATCGTCTATGTCGGCGGCCGCGAGATCAAGGGTTACGTCGAGGACGAGACGCACGCCGAGCACCGCAAGCTGTTCACCGGGTATGTGCGCAAGGGCACGCAGTACCCCAACGCCGAAATCGAGATGAAGGCCCTTTCCGTCAGCTCCGGACCTGACGGCGGTTTTGCCGTGCCGAAGGTGATCGACGCGCTGATCGACATGACCATCGTCAATATCTCCCCGATCCGGCAACTGGCCGCGGTGCAGCAGGTCTCGACGCCGGACTTTCACAAGCTGATCAACGTCCACGGCACCTCGTCCGGGTGGGTCGGCGAGAAGCAGGCGCGTACGAGCACCAACACGCCGACCCTGGAGGACATCAATCCGCCGATGGGCGAGCTGTACGCCTTCCCGCAAGCCACGCAGACGATGCTCGACGACGTGTTTTTCAACGCCGAATCGTGGCTGGCCGACGAGATCTCGCTGGAGTTTGCGCGGGCCGAGGGTGCGGCGTTCGTCAACGGCACTGGCGTGCAGCAGCCGCGTGGCTTTACGACCTACCCGATCGCGGCGACTCACGATGCGACCCGCACATTCGGAACTCTGGAGTACACGTACACGGGCTCGTCCGGCGCGTTCAAGACGACCAGCTCGACGGTGAACCCGACCGACGACCTGATCACACTGGTCGGCCTGATGAAGAAGGGCTATCGCGACGGCTGCTCATGGGTCATGAACAAAAACACCCTGTTCGCCGTGATGGCGATGAAGGACTCGGTCGGCCGCTACATCTTCAACCCGACGACAGCGCCCGGCATCGAGGACACGATCCTGGGCTACCCGATCGCCGAGGCCGAGGACATGGCCGATTACACGACCTCAAATGCGCTGGCAATCGCCTTCGGCAACTTCAAGCGCGGATATCTGATCGTCGATCGCGTCGGCACGCGCGTGATCCGTGACCCGTTCTCGAACAAGCCGTATATCGGGTTCTACACGACCAAGCGCGAAGGTGGCGCCGTGACGAACTCCGAGACGATCAAGTTCCTGAAGTTCGGGACCAGCTAAGAGGAAACGAACATGACGACAAGAGACCTACACAGCGTAGTTCGCACCGCCGAGGTGATTGCGCCGGTCACGGTCGGCACCACGGGCACCGGCAAAACCGGCAAGATCATCGATCTGCAGGGGTACGGCGGCGTCGAGTTTCTGCTCGCCTACGGCACGGTCACCGCGACCAATGCGGTGTTCGCCGTGACATGCCTTGAGGGCGCCGTGACGGGCACCCTGACCACGGTTGCCGCGGCCGACCTTGAGGGCACGACGCTGCTCGCCGGGCTGGCGGCAGCGGCCACGCGCACCTCTGGCGTGTCCAAAAACGTGACCAAGCGGCTCGGCTACACCGGCGCCAAGCGCTACGTGCAGTTGAACGTGAGCTCGACCGTCACGGCGGGCACGCCGATTGCGGTGATGGCGCTGCTTCACACGCCCAACGTGGCCCCGACGCCGAACCCGTAACCTTGCACTGCCCCGAGCCGTTGCGCGCGGCTCGGGGATTTCCGGGAGCGCGCGTTATGCACGTCTCGATCGTCGGCCTCGGCCCTACCGCAGTGCGCTACATGGATTTCTGCCGGGGCTTGGGCGGCCGGCATAAATACTGCGATCAGACCTGGGTGATCAACGCGTTCGGCTCGATACTGGAGAACGACCTGATTTTCCACATGGATGACGTCCGGACGCAGCAGATCCGGGCCGCGGCCGATCCAGATTCGCACATCGCGGCGATGCTTGCGTGGCTGAAGGTGCATCCGGGGCCGATCATGACCAGCATCGCGCATCCGGACTTTCCGGGACTGGTCGAGTTTCCGCTGGAGGAGGCCCTGAAGGCGGTCCCGGGCGGCTACTTCAATTCGACCGCAGCGTACGCCGTGGCCTACGCGATCATCAGGGGCGCGACGAAGATCAGCCTGTTCGGGCTGGATTTCACCTATCCGGACAAGCACGATGCAGAAAAGGGACGCGCCTGCGTCGAGTTCTGGCTCGGCGTGGCGGCCTCGCGCGGAATCGTGCTGGCGATGCCGAAAGAGACGACGCTGATGGATGCCATGTATCCGCCCGCGCAGCGCCTGTACGGGTACGACTTCGTCGATGTGGATATTCAGTGGGATGAAAGCGGCAGGGCCGTCACAGACGTCAGGATGAAAGAGCACGGGCGCGTGCCGACGGCCGAGACGATCGAGGCCGCCTACGATCACAGCGCCCACCCGAACGGCTTGATGCGGGAAGTGCACGCATGCGCGAGTACCTGATCCAGCGCACGGACGCCAACGCGGAGCCGATCCAGGTTTCCGAGGCGCTGTCGTGGGAGCGGCAATCCGAAACGTTTGATAACGCCCTGGTCGCCGGTCTGATCACGGCCGCGCGTCAGGACGCCGAGACGATCACGCGCCGGGCGCTGGTCGCGCAACGCTGGACCTACCTGATGGATCAGTTTCCGCGGCCCGGCTTCAATGTCGGCTCGGCCAACTGGTACGGGCCGCAGTGGGGCGTCAATCCAGGTCCCCTGACTGTCCTGAGCCCGGATGGCCTCACCGGCTACGAGATTTACCTGCCGCTGCCCCCGACTTTGATCGTTGAATCAATCACCTACATCGATTCGACGGGTGCGCCGCAGACGCTCGACCCGAGCCAGTACCTGACGGTCTTTTCGACGCCGTGCTGCATCACGCCGGCCTTCGGGACCGTCTGGCCGGAAACGCAGATGCAGAAGGCCGCCGTTCAGGTCAAATTCACGGCTGGTTACGCGGCTCCGGCGACGGCGGACGCGACCGCGAACACGATCACGGCGCCGCTGTGGACGCCCCTGAACGTGGGCGACCAGGCGCGCCTGTCTTGCTATAGCGATGGTGCGCTGCCGGCTCCGCTGAACGCTTCAACGGACTATTTCGTCCAATCCGCGGCACCCGGAGGCGTCTACACGCTATCGCTGACATCCGGCGGCTCGGCCATCGACCTGACAACAGCCGGGACCGGGCAGATCTTCATCGGCGTCGTTCCCGAGGGCATCAAACGCTGGATGAAGGTGCGCGTCGGCACGCTGTACGAGAATCGCGAAGAGGTCGCCATTCTGAACCGCGGCAAACTCGAATTGCTGCCGTACGTCGATCGTCTGCTCGATCCGTTCCGCGTGCTGAGCTTCTGACCATGCGCGCCGGCAACCTTCGCCATCAGATCGTGATCGAGCAGCGCTCGGCGACGCAGGACAGCTTCGGCGGCTTGCCCGAGACCTGGTCGACGCTGAAGACGGTCTACGCCGAAATCCAGCCTCTTTCCGGCCGCGAGAAGGAGGCCGCGCAGGCGATCAACGTCGATATCTCGCATCAGATCAACATCCGGTATCAGTCGGCGTTCGCCGATCCGCGCGTCACGGCGGCTTATCGCGTGCGGTTCGGCTCGCGCTTGTTCAACATCCATGCGAGCATGAATGTGGACGAACGCAATCAGGAAATCACGCTGCTGGCCAGCGAAGGGATGAACATTGAGTGAGTTCACGACCGCCCTGGTTGGCTTCGAGGACTTCAAGCGACAGCTGGCACAGCTGCCCGGGCGGGTGGGCCGTAATGTGCTTCGCGGGGCGGTCAACGCTGGCGCGACGGTCATCCGCAACGAGGTGGTATCGCGCGCGCCGCAGTACACCGGACCGGTCGCGGCCGGTCACCCGCCGGCCGGCACGCTGAAGAAGGCCGTCTACCAGAAGCAGATCGCCGAGCTTTCGAGCGCGACGAAGCAGACGTTTTTTGTGGGCGTGCGGCAGGGCAAGAAGCAGCAGGCAGTCAAGCGCGGCAAGAGCATCGTGAATCTGGACGCCTTCTACGGGCGATTCGTCGAATTCGGGACCTCCAAGATGGACGCGCGCCCGTTCGTGCGGCCTGCGTTCGAGGCGAAAAAAGATGCAGCGATCGAGGCAATGCGTGCCTATATGGCTGAGCGGATTCCGCGAGAACTCGACAAGGCTGGATGATGATTCAGGAGGACCTGAAATCGATGCTGACGACGGCGCTGCCGGCGGTGCCGGTCTACCCGAACATCGCAATGCAGGGCAGCGCGCTGCCGTACATCGTCTATCAGCGCCTGATTTCGCAGGTCGAGAACATCCTGGCCGGCAATGGGAATCCTCCGATCAATAACTCGCGCATCCAGATCGATGTGTGGTCGCAGTCGTACGCGAGCGTGCAGGCGACCGCCGCATCGGTGCGTGCCGCGATGCTTGCATGGGCAGTGCAGAACATCAGTCAGGGCGAACAGGACTTCTACGAATCGGAGACGCGGCTGCATCGCGTGATGATGGACTACTCGATTTGGCACTATGACTAGGAAGGCAGGATGAGTAGTGCAGACACCCACGGCGCGCCGGCCTCGCTCGCGGTCGAGGCGAAGCGCAAGCAGCTGAGCGTCGACCAGGCAGAAAAGCTGGCCCACTGCCAGACGGCTGAAAACAATATGCGGCACTTGCTCAAGTTCGTTCAAGAGCACGGAGCGGATGGAGATGCGATAGATGCTGGCTGGCTCACCATCGGCCGCACGCATCTTCAGATCGGCATGATGTGCATTCGGCGCGCGATCACTCGGCAGGACTTCTTTTAAGGACGCTCTACCACGCTAGACCACGCTATACCAGAAAGGGGAAGTTGAAATGACCAGCACCGCAATCAGCGCACAAGGCACGCAGATTCAGATCGCCACGGGAGTCGGCAGCGCCGTCGCAGTGACATCCGTCACCGTCGGCAATCCGACCTTGATCGGTTCGACCGCGCACGGCTTCAACAACGGCGATGTGATCACCTTCGATTCGAACTTCTCTGGCGGGGATGCCTCGCACCTGAACGGCAAGACCGCAACGGTCATCTTCAAGACCACGAACACCTACGCGGTCGCCATCGATACGACGGGCCTGACCATCACGGTCGGCACCGCGCATGCCACGGCGACCACTTACACGACAGTGGGCAACGCGCGCACCTTCACCGGCCTGGACGGCTCGGCGACCGAACTGGACAAGACCAACCTTGCCAGCGTTGCGAAGGAGATCGCGCTCGGCCTTGTCGACTTCGGGCAGTTCACCTTCGAGGCCGACCACGACAACGGGGACGCCGGCCAGGCCGCGGTGCTGTCGCATTACACCGCTGGCACGGTCGTCGGCATGAAGGTGATCCTTCCGTCCGGCACGACTCCGACCGCCTCGTTCAACGCGTTTATCAAGAAGTTCTCGCTCACGGGCGGCATCGACGCGATCGCGCGGCGCAGCATCGACTGTCGAATCACCGGCTCGGTCACCTGGGCGTAGACCATGCGAATCCTGACGCGACAGGACATCGTCGCGGCGCAGGACATCGAGACCGAAACCGTCGAGGTCCCGGAATGGGATGGCGGGGTGATTATTCGGGCGATGTCCGGAGCGGACCGCGATCGATTCGAGAATTCGCTTACGACCGTGCGCGCCGATGGCAGGCACGAGGCGAACCTAACCAACATGCGCTCGAAGCTGGTCGCCATGTGCGCAGTCGATGAACAGGGCCGTCCGCTGTTCGGGCCCGACGAGATCGACGATCTGGCGAAGAAATCCGCTGCGGCGATCGAGCGCCTGTTCGTGGTGGCGCAGCGCATGAACGGCCTTGCACCGGAGAACGTAGGGGACGCGGTAAAAAACTCCGCGCCCGGCCTGAACGGCGCTTCGTCTTCCGTCTCGCCCTAGCGCTGGGGATGACGGTGGGCGACTTACTGGCGCGCATCAGCAGCGCGGAGCTGACCGAATGGATGGCGTTCGACGCCATCGATCCGTTCGGCGAGCAGCGCGCTGACCTTCGGACCGGGATCATTGCGGCGGTCACCGCTAACCATTCGTTCGCCCCGCCGCGAGAGCAGCGCCGGCCGTCCGACTACATGCTGTTCGAGGACAAGCGTCAGCGTGACGACGGCATCCTGCTTGACGATCCGGAAGAGCAGGCGAAGCTCATCAAGCGGTCCGTGTTTGGAGTGAAAGACGCCTGATGGCTGCGTCGCTCGGCTCCCTCGTCGTTGATATCTCTGCCAATGTTGCCAAGTTCTCGACGGACATGGCGGTGGTCGCGCAGACGGCCGAGAGCACCGCCAAGCGCATCGACGACGCCTTCAGCTCGATCAAGGGTTTGGCCATTGTTGCGGTGGCCATCGAGGGCTTCAACGTCCTGAAGGATTCGATTACCGGCGCGATAGAGGCCGCCGCTGGCCTGGAGCAGCTGAGCTTGCGCACCGGGGCGACGGTCGAAGGGCTAGCGAACCTGTCGGCGACCGCGCGGCTTTCCAACACCGATAACGATCAGCTTGCGCAGGGGCTGCAGAAGCTGTCTAAGTCGATGGTCGATGCCGCGAACGGTGGCGTGAAGACCTCGGCCGCATTTGCCGCGATCGGCCTGTCAACGAAAGACCTCGTCAACCTGAAGCCGGACGAGGCGTTCCGGCTGGTCGCGCAGCGCCTGAACGAATATCAGGACGGCGCCGAGAAGGTCGCCGCAGCCCAGCTGCTGATGGGCAAGTCGGGCGCGAACCTGCTGCCGCTGCTGCACGATCTGGCCGACGGTGGCGAGATTCAGTCGCGCGTCACGGCCGAGCAGGCCAAGCAAGCCGAGGAATTCGAGAAGAATCTGACGCGGCTGAGCGTCACGTTTCATGAGAACGCGAACGCCCTCGTTCAGCAGTTCCTGCCCGCGCTCTCGTCGCTATCAGAAAACATGCTCGCTGCGCAGAAGGCTGGCGCAGGGCTTCTTCAGACGCTCATCAGCATCCCGCTTGGCAACCTTGCCGCCGCGATCGCCGGCACTGGGATTCAGGAGCGCATCGACTCGATCCGCGCTTCGATCAAATCGTTAGAGGACGCCGCGGCGCACCCGTACCCAGGGCAGACAGCGGAGGGCTTGGCGTCGATTCAGCGCCAAGCGATCGCAGCTAAAGCCGCATTGGCCGGTCTGCTCGCGCAGCAGCGTGCGACCGCGCTGGCCGGCGCCGAGGACTACAGCGACCAGGTCACGCGCCAGCAGCAGCCAAAGGTCAAACCGACCATCGATATCAAGTCTGGCAAGACAGGGTCGCTGGGCGCCGAGGAAAAAGCCGCGCGCGACGCAGCGATCAAGGATCTGGACCGCTCGATCGCCAGCGAGAACGCAATCCTGTCGCAGCGCGAGCAGTTCCTGACCCGCTATTACAGTCAGGATCAGATCACGCTCGAAGACTACTTCGCGAAGCGCGCGAGCGCCATTCAGGACAACCTGCAGACGGTCCAGGCCGACTACGCGAAGGAAATCGCGGCGGCGCAGCTGTTCGTGCGACAACTTGCGGATGCGCAGAAAAAAGCGCCAACGGGCGGACCTGAAGAGACGCGCATTGCCGCCGAACGAATCGCCGCGCAGGAGAAGGTGCTCGAGCTTCAGGACAAGAGCGCGAAGGCCGCCAGCGCGGCCGGGCTCGCCCTGATCAACAATTCTCTCGACGGACAGCAGGCGGCGCTGAAGCAGAAGGAGTCGATCGAGGCGCTGAACATTCAGCTTTTGCAGATGACCGGGCACCTGCAGGAAGCTGCGGCTGCCCAAGCGGTGCTGTCGAGAGAACAGATCCCACAGCGCAAGTTGGGACCAGAGGGCGATGTTACCGCGGCGCGCGTCATCGCGTTGAACCAGATAAACAGCAACATCGCCGCGAAGCAGCGCGACATCGGCATTCTGGAAGGTCAGGCGAGCCTCGTGGAGCAGCGCATCGCCCTGCAGGAGCAGACCGGATCGATCGGGCAGCTCGAGGGCCTGCAGAAGCTCGGCGAGGCTCGCCGCCAGGAAATCGCGGACTTGGAAAAGCTCGTGACCGAATACGAAGCGCTGGCAGCTGCGTCCGGGACGCCCGAGGCACTTCTGGCGGCCGATCAGCTCCGGCTAAGGCTCGAGCAGCTGAAAGCCGTCGCCGATCCGCTCGCGCAGAAGTTTCAGGACATGTTTCAGACGGCGTTCTCGGATCAGTTCGCCAAGGTCATCCAGGGCACGGAAGGCATCCGCCAGGCGTTCGCGAACATGGCGACCGGGATCATTACCGAACTGTCGAAGATCGCTTCTCAGGACATCGCGAAGCAGATATTCGGCGGATCGGGCGGCGCTGGGACCGGGCTGTTCGGCGCGATCGGCAGCTTTTTCCAGGGCGGCAATCAACCTGCCGGCGGCGTCGGGCCGGTGCAGCAGAGCGGCTTCGCGTCGCTGCTCGCTTCCGTTGCCGGCATCTTCGGCAAGCAGTCAGGTGGCCCGGTGACAGCTGGCAGCGCCTATCTAGTCGGTGAGCGCGGGCCAGAACTGTTCGCACCTGGCAGCAGCGGAACGATCATCCCCGGCGGCCGTTACGGCAACTCGACCATCGTGAACGTTCACATGCCGGCCGGCGTCCCGATCACGCGCGAGTCGGCGACGATGGTCGGGGCTCTGGCCGCTCGGCAAATAGGGGTCGCGCATCGGCGAAATAACTGATGGCATTCCTGGAATCGCCCCGCTTCCCGCTGACGGTCGCCTTTCACGCGATCGGCGGTCCGGGCTATTCGACTCAGGTCGCGATGGTCTCGTCCGGCTTCGAGCAGCGCCTGAGCCTGTGGCAGTTCGCGCGCGGGTCATGGGACGTCGGTAACGTGGTGGACACGCTGACCAACTACCAGACCCTGGTCGCCTTCTTTCGCGCGGTCGGCGGCAAGCGCGACGGCTTCCGGTTCAAGGATTTCGCCGACTTCACGGACGGCGCAGCGGGAGTGCTCGGGCTCACGGGCCTGGGCGACAGCGTCACCGTTGCATTCCAGATGTACAAGAATTACACCGCGGGATCGCACACCGATCAGCGCGCGATCCGCAAGCCGATATCTGGAACCTGCGCGTTCTTCGACAACGGGACGCCGGTTTCGCCGACGATCGACTACACGACCGGCATCGCGACTTTCGGCTCACCGCCGGTGACCGGGCACGCGCTGACCTGGACCGGGCAGTTCGACGTGCCGTGCCGCTTCGATACGGACGAGTTGAAGATTGAGATCGTCGATAAGCAGAGCGGCGGGGACCTGCTGCTCGAATGGAAATCGATCCCCCTTATCGAGATTCGCGTATGAAAAATCTGAGCGCCGGCACGCTGACGGATATTGCTGCCGAAGTGCTCACCATGAATACGTGCGTACTGATCCAACGCACGGACTCGACCGTGTTCGCGTGGACCGACTGCGACGAGCCGCTGACCGTCGGAGCGCACACGTACTCGCCGATCGACGGCTATGCGCCGAGCGCGAACCAGGGCAAATCGGACTTCTCCGTCGACAACATGGAGATCGTCGGATTCCTGGACTCGCCCGCTATCACCGAGTCCGACGTAGCGATGGGCAAATGGGATTACGCCCTGACGCGCATCTTCATGGTCAACCGGAACAACATCGGCAACGGCACGTACGAAATGCGGTACGGCTGGACCGGCCAGGTCAAGATCCAGGCGCCTGGCAAGTATTCGGCCGAGATCCGCGGCCTGTCGCAAGCGGTCCAGAACGTGGTGGGCGACCTGGTCACGCCGACGTGCCGCTTCAAGCTGGGCGATTCGCGCTGCACTGTCAACCTTGCGACCTACACGTCCAGCGGTGTCGCGGTCACCTCGGTCGCATCGACACAGGAATTCGCGGCGACGGCCCTGACGCAGGCGGCCGGCTACTTCACGAACGGAACCATGAAATGGGTGACCGGCAACAATGCCGGCGTGTCGATGGACGTGCAGGGCTTCGCGGGCGGGACGGTGCTTCTACAGCTGCCGATGATCGATGCGATAGTGATCGGCGACACGTTCAACATCACCGCCGGGTGCCTGAAGCGCTTTGCGCTCGATTGCGTCGCGAAGTTCTCCAACGGCGACAGGTTCGGCGGCTTCAAGGATGTGCCAGGCATCGATAAGATCATCCGGCCGGCGGGTGTCTGATGCCGACGCGCGCGCAAGTGGTCGAGTGCGCGCGGACGTGGCTGGGGACGAGATGGCAGCATCAGGCGAGCCTGAAGGGCGTCGCCTGCGACTGCGCGGGCCTGGTGATCGGCGTCGGCCGCGAGGTGTTCGGTATACAGCCTGACGTGCCGGCCTATGGACACACGCCGTTCCGCAGGACGATGGAGGCGATCTGCGACCGGCACATGACGCGCATCGACAAGGCGCTGATCGCACCTGGAGACGTGATCCTGATGACCTGGGACCGCGAGCCGCATCACATGGGCATCGTCACGTCGATCAACGGCGAGCTCGCGGTCGTTCACGCACACGCGACCTTCAAGAAGGTCTGCGAGCACCGCATCGACGATGCGTGGTTCAGGCGCATCATGATCGCCTACCGCTTCCCCGGAGTCGAGTAAATGGGCCAGATGGTCCTGGGCAGCATAGGCGCCATTATCGGTGCCTATTACGGCGGCTATTCCGGAGCGACTGCCGGATATGCAATTGGCAGCGCGATCGGTGCGGTCGCATTCCCGCCGAAGGTCGACGGGCCATCCGTCGCCGCGACTCTGATGCAGCGGAGTAATTACGGCGCGACGCTGCCGATCGGCTTCGGCTCGTTCCGGGTAGCTGGGAACGTGATGTGGGAGGGTGGACTTTCTTCGAGCACGTCCGGCAGCGGCAAGGGATCGCCGAGCGTATCGACAACCTCGTGGTACGCGACCTTCGCGGTTGCAATCTGCGATTGCAGCATTACTGGCCCTATCGCCGGCATCCGGCGTATCTGGATGAACGGTCAGCTTGTTTACGACGTGAGCGGCAACGCCAGCGCTGCGACCATATCGGCCAGCATCGCCTGGGCCAATCAATACATGGTTCTCTACAAGGGAACGGCGACTCAGGGCGAAGATCCGACGATGCAGGCCGCGCTCGGCGTCGGCAACGTCTCCGGCTATCACTACACGGCGTACGTCGTGTTCGTCAATCTGCCGCTCACCCAGTTCTCGAATGTGATCCCTGTGGTCAACTTCGAGATAACGAACGCGCCGCCGCCGGTCTATGCCGTGTTGCTGATGCACTTCGACGAACCGGACGGCTCGACGACGTGGGTTGACTCGTCCGGCTTTAACGCGAACATCGTGATCGATGCTGGCTTTCCGGTCATCTCGACCACTCAATCCCAGTTCGGCGGATCATCGTACAAGGGAAATATTCTCGGAATGTATCCAGGCGGCCCAATCGGCCTGATGGCGACCAATCCGACGCCGACCGTTTATGACATTTGGAATTCAGACTGGACTGTTGAGTTCTGGGCGTACTTCGAAACCAACTTCAGCAGCTCAACTTATCTATCAATCGGTAATAGCCTTCCCATAGGCGGAGGGCCGTTCCCTTCTTCCGGTGGTGGCTCTCATATAGATTTCGTTCTCGACGCAACGGGGCAGCCGAACGTCTATTTTCAGGACAACACCGGGCACAATTTTGCGGGCGGCTTCTCCGGCACCATCGTGCCAGCCAGCACGTGGACGCACGTCGCATTCGTTCGACACAACAACGTGCTCATGTGCTATGTGGGCGGCGTCGCGTCGAGCATCACGTGGACGCTCCCGACCACCGGATTTAGCGGATTGACTTACTACGCTGTCGGAGGCAGTCGATGCCCGAATGCGGAGACGTTCGTTCAGGGATATTTCGATGAGCTTCGCATATCCGTTGGCGCCGTCTACACGGTCGCCTATCCTGGCAGCTTTACACCGCCGGTCGCAGAATTAACCGCTGGCGGCGGTGGTGGCGGCTTGAGCGAAATCACGCTCGATGTGATCTGTTACGCGCTTGCAAAAGCGGTCGGCATCGCATCCGGAAACATCGACGTGTCCCAAATCAACACGGTGCCAGTATGGGGATGCCTCATCGAGCGCCAGGCCGCGCTGCGCGATATCCTTACGTCGCTCGCGCCGACCTTTTGGTTCGACATGGTCGAGAGCGATCAGAAGCTGGCATTCCGGCAGCGCACCTCGGCGCCTCTGGCCACGATCACGGCCGCCGACATGGTGAGCGCGAAGGGCGGCGAGTCGCCTCTGCTCATCACGCGCGTCGACGATCTGGCGCTTCCGTTCCATGTCGATGTGGGCTACTACAACATCGGGGCGGACTATCAGGTCGGCAGCCAGTACGCCGAGCGCCTGACGACCCAGAGCACGCAGCGCACCTCAATCAACGCCGCAGCCACGATGACGGATCAGGACGCCGTGAACGCGGCCGCGGTCATCCTGTGGGACGCGTGGGCCGGACGCTTGCAGTTCGAATTCTCGACCGGATTCAAGTGGGGGCAAGTCGAGCCCACGGACATCGTCACGCTGGAAAACGGCTCGCAGTCCTATCTGGCGCGCATTGTCGAAAAGAACGAGCAGGCGCCCATCATCAAGTGGAAAGCGGTCGGTTGCGCGCCCGTCTATAACCAGAACGTCGCGCCCGGCATCATCGTGCCCACCTCCCAGGTTGTGGGGTCCGCCGGGCCGACCACGCTGATGTTGCTCGACCTGCAGCCGCTGCGCGATCAGGACGGCAACACGGCGATACCACAGCTGTATGTCGTGATGTGCGGCGCGGACGTGAACTGGGCGGGCGGGGTCCTCTTCAAATCGCTGGACGGTGGTGCGACGTGGATTCAGCAGGTAACGAGCACGCTCGCTTCAGGGGTCGGCGTGACGACCGCGGCGCTGACCGACTGGACGGGCGGCAACGTCTTCGACGAGTGCTCGACCGTCACGGTCAACATCCTGACGCCGGGCGGATCGCTGGCCAGTGCATCCGAGCTCGCGGTGCTGAACGGCGCGAACCTGTGCCTGATCGGCAACGAGCTTCTGCAGTTCAAGAACGCGACGCTGCTGACCGGGACGAGCTACCGCCTAACCGGTCTGCTGCGCGGGCGCATCGATACTGAAGGCGCGATGACCGGGCACACCATTGGAGAAACCTTCGTGCTGCTGTCATTCGCGAACGGCGCCGAAGCGAACCTGAACATCGAGGTCGAGGGGCTTTCTGACATCGGCGCCGCGCGCGAATACAAGGCCGTGACGCTGAATCAGCCGCTCGCTAGCGCAACGATGCAAGTGCTGACCTCGAAGGGACAAAACCTGGTCTGCTTCCACCCGTGGGGCCTGCTCGCGGTCAACTCGCCAGGCACGAACGATATTCTGCTGTCGTGGTGGCGGCGCAATCGGATCACGTGGCAATGGCTGAACAGCGTCGATGTGCCGATGAGCGAGGCGACTGAAGCCTACGTCGTTTCAATATTCAATGGCCCGAGCGTGGTTCGCACGTTCAGCGTGGCCGGCACCGGGATCGACACGGCGAAGGTCACCTACACGGAGGCCCAGCAGATCACCGATTTCGGCGTTGCTCAAACCGGTCTGACTTGGGGAGTGCAGCAAATCTCTGCGATAACAGGCGCGGGCAGCATGGCTAAGATCACATCGCCGATCGAGGCCGTAGGTCTTGCGCGAACATTGACCGCGTCCGTGTCCAGTACTGCCACGCTGACGGCTCACAAGATCATCCCGGTCGGCCTATCTGCGTCTGTTTCCACCACCGCGTCCGTATGACAAAACAAGTCAACACATTCAAAAGCGCGTCCTCCGGGTCCTCGGCGTCGCTTGCCAAGAGCGTTACGAGCGGCGGGACGCAGCCCACCATCGACGGGACGCCCGCAACTAACGCTTGGTCAGGACTCACGACTGCGACGGTCACCGTTTCGACGACCTCCGCGAGCAAAATCCTGCTCGTGCTGCTGGGATATGAGCATCCGACCGGTACAACAATTGCAGTGAGTTCGGTGACCTCTCCCGGGCTTTCCTTCACCCATTACGCCAACATCTTCAACAGTGGTGCCAACGGGGCCAACTCGTATATAGACGTTTGGTGGGCACCGTTGAGCGGTGCGCTTTCATCGGCGGTAGTAACGGCCACCTTCAGCCCAGCATTCGACGATATGGGGATCACTGCATTCGGAGTCATACATGCGAACCCATCTACCCCGTTCGACGATGGCGGCTCGACCGGACTGCCGGCCCTCGCGGCCGCTGCAGGCGCCGAGATTACGACTCCAACGCTCACCGCAGCGGCCAAGGATTTGCTGATCTGCATTCAGGGAAAGGCGACGAGCGGGCTACCCGGCACGCCGACCAGCTTCACATCAATCGCCACGAACAGCAACTCGGCAGGAGTGAAGTTTTGGTTCGATCGGACGGCGTCGCTCGGCGCTCCCACCGGTTTTAGTGGGACGGTCACGTCGAGCGGATTGTCAGGTACGCCTGGCTGTATGGCCGTCCTCGCGCTCGTCGCAGATTGATTGGGAGCAAAAAAATGCCAGATGGTCCAACTAGCAATCTCGACACGATCCTGTCGACGCAGGCTGCCAAGGAGGTCACTGCGAACGAACTGTTCGACGCGGTCGGCGGCATCGCGTTCGGCGGCAGGCGCGCCAGCGCATCGAGCGCGTTGACGTGGGCCTACTTCGGTGGCAAGTACCGCAATGGCAGCAACGTGACGACCATGCTCGCCAATGGGACCGTGACACTCACGGCGAGCACCACGAACTACGTCGAGTTCGACAAGACCGCCGGCACAGTCAGCGTCAACACGTCCGGCTTCACATCCGGGCGCACGCCGCTCTACATTGTCGTAACTGGCGTCTCGACGGTGACCAGCTGGACCGACGAGCGCGTCGTAACGCTGGCGACGTTCCCGTGAGGGTAAGATCGGCGCTATGGATCTCATAGAACAACTTCGCCGGGACGAGGGTGTTCGCTACACGCTGTACAAGGACAGCGTTGGCATCGACACCTTCGGCACCGGCTTCACGTTCCCGATCGATGACGCGGAGAACGATTTTATTCTGCAGCATCGAGTCGACAAGATTTCGGCCGCGCTGGCGGATTACTCGTGGTTCAGCTCGCTCGACGCCGTGCGCCAGGCCGCTTTGATCAACATGGGCTATAACCTCGGCGTGTCGGGCCTTTTACATTTCCCGACGATGATCCATTGTCTTTCGATTCAGGACTGGCCTGGTGCTTCCGCGGCCGCGCTCAATTCGGTATGGGCGAAGCAAGTCGGGGCGCGAGCCGAGCGAGTGGCTCAACAGATTGCGACAGGAGTATGGATCAGCTGAACGCGCCAGAAATCAAAGTCTTGCTGATCGAGGACTTCAACGCCGCGTACAAGGCCCGCGACGACTTGGACGTGCGCATCCAGTACGCCCACCCGTGCTTCTACAAGACCATCAACGGCAAGGTGGTGACCTACTACCACCGATACCTCGATGAATGGGTCGCCAACATGATCGAGCAGCAACCAGCCGAGGGCCAAAAGTGGCTGATCGATCACCTGGGCGACAAGATTAATCAGATGCTCGACTCAGTGACGCTTGCATGACGATGCCACAATGGCTGACAGACATCCTGACGGGACCGGACAATATTCATCACGATCCGGTGAACTGGGGGGCGGTGCTCGGATTCCTTACTGGTATCGGGCTTTCCATCGCCAACTACGTGCAGCACAGCGTCTTCGACATGCAGAACTTTATGACTGGCTTAGGAATCGGAATCGGCGCTCTGGGACTGGCGATCCGAGCTAGGGACGGGGTGCCGAAGTGAGCCTGCAGGCCACTGCACTTGAAATCGGAATCGCAGCGTCAATCCTTGCGGGTGCCTGTGGTGTCACTTGGTTCGCCGCGGCCGCGCACTACTCGAAGGATTATTCGACGCTGACGGGCGAGGTCAAGCAGGCCGGCGTCGATTCGCAGAAGGTCGAGAAGACCAAGGAAGCCGGTAACGTGGCGGCCAGCGCGGAGGTCAACGATGAAGCCAAGCAGCAGATATCCGACATGGCCGGCACTATTACTGCTCTGCTCCTGCGCAAGCCCGCCGCCGTTGTTGTCACCAGTCACGTGTGCGCCGCCCCCGCAGGCCCCGTCCGCCCTTATCTCGACCCCGTCGGACCAGCAATTACAGCAAGCGATCGACAGCCTGCAGCTGCTGCGCGATCAGATATCGAAGTTGGGATTGCCCGCGACACCATCGTCCCAGCCTTAGACGTAGGGCTAGACGCACTGAAGGCCGAATTGCTTCTGCGAGAATACCTGCGAAAAACCGGTCAGGCCCGATAAGCCAGCGCGAACGAGCTGGTTGCCAGGTAGACCACCAGCAGCAGCGCGTGCTGATCCATCACTTCGGCGCGCGCGGCCGAATCATCCAGACGACCCACAGGAAAATGGCCAGCGTGAAGATCGCCGGGTACAGGTCTTTGTCGTCAATCATTCCGGCATTCTCCAGTAGTACCCGTCCCTGATGCCTGCCCACTGGCACCGCTCGGCCTGAGCTATAGAGGGCGCCCAGCAGGTCCAGAAATTGTCCGCGGTCCAGCGCGCCCAGGCTGCCCGATCCAGGCTTGGAACCAGGACCGGATAGACTCCGGGTCGCGCTGGCCGGATGCTGGGATCATTCCAGCGTGTTTGGCCTGGCAGACTGATAATGCTCATTTCTTTCCCCCAGCAATCCAGCGTGACGCGCGGATGAGCAGGTCGTCTTCCTGCTTCTCCACCCGCGTCGTGATCACGTCGACATGATGCTGGCGAACGCCCTCCAGAATCGACACGCGCCGGTCCAGGTCCCCCAGCTTCACGTTAAGCACTTCGGCGTCCGATCGGCGGTACATCTCCGTCTTGATCTCGCGCACCGCATCCACCACGTTGTCCAGCTTGTCATCCCGCCGCCCGAACGAGACCCCGAGCAGGATCGTGCTCACGGCCACGCTGGCGACCGAGCCCACGGGGATGACCATGGACATGATCGACCTGGCGCGCGGCGCTGATACGTCAACGTCATCGCGCTTCATACCGGCAGGAGCGGGAGATACCCATTCCAGGATGCTGGCATGGCACGAATACCTTAATTGCGGGATTTACGACGTGTTAAAGGCGCTATTCAGGGGCGTCTAGGACGAAGCGACCAGCGCGTGGAGCCGTGATTCTGATGCAGGCCCATCGCGCGCATTTCAGCCACAGTATGGCAGCGCCGGGGTGCGCTCAGCGGAGCGCGACGCCGGCCTGCTGCGTGCATGTCAAAGGCTTCGGACGAGGCAAACTCGGCACCGCAGCCGACGCAGCGCAGCGTGTGGAAGGTTTGGCTCGATCGCGGCATGGCGGATTAGAGCAAAAAAAGCCGCCCGGGACGGACGGCGAAGAGGGAGTAACCCATTGGGCCGCCGCGACAGACGCGGGCAGATCGGCCCAAGAGCAAGTTTACTGACACGCCACTGGCGCGTACTGCGATGGCAGATTGCCCGTCGGCGCACCCGCGGCGATCACGGCCTTTGAGGACGTGTTCGCCGACGAGGTGCAGGCCCATTCCATCGTGCCGACCGCGCCGGTAGCCAAAGCAGCGCCCGCCATATAAGGCGACAGCAAAAGCGTCTTGCCAGCGATCTGCGCCGGAGCGCCGTACGTGACCGTGATCTGGCCTAGCGGGGCCGCCGTGCTGATGACGACGCTGGTGACGTACTGGGTCGCGGTCATGGTCGCCGCGTAGCTGGTAGCGGCTGCCGCGACGCCGGCCGTATCGTTGGACGTGAAGCCTTCCTCGACGGCGATCTTCGCCGCATTGGCCAGCGACAGGCCCTCCGTGACCTTCGCGCGGATGGTGTATTGCTGGTACTGCGGGATGGCGATAGCGGCCAGGATGCCGATGATCGCAACCACGATCATCAGCTCTATGAGCGTAAAGCCGGTCTGCTTGCGCATTGCGTTTCCTTAAGAGTGGTGGTGGACCTGCGGATA